GAGTAAATCCGAATCGGCTCGTCTTGAAGCAGAAAACGCCAAACACGCCGCCATGAATGATTTAGATTTATTACAAAAGAAAAGTCAAACCGAGTTGATTGGAACAATCGTTAAGGTCGCTTTAGGCGTTATAATGTCTGTTGGTGTGATTACCACAATTATGTATATGATTTCTTTATTTATGAATAAAGATACTCAAATCATTGGGTCAACATGGTCAAATATGTTTGGTATTTTGTTAACAAATGCGTTTAGTATTATAGGAACCATAATGGGTGTTAAATACGCATCTAAAGAAAAGGACTCTTAAGGTTTAATTTTTTTAACTGAAACCACCTCAACACCTCTACCTTTATTTTTTAAAGTAATCTCTTGTTCGTTTGGATATAAAATTATGTTTGCAATTGTTTCATTAACATCTATAAAACTTTTAGGAGATACTACCGTAACGATATAATGTTCTTCACCTGAACCTGTGACGTAGGTATGAGAATTAATCAAATCTTTTCTACTTGTAGAATAGTGACACCCAAGCTCTTTAGTATTAATTTTATCCTCACTATCAACCGCCAAAATTCTGTATAATTTAATTTTTTCGGGTAAGGTTTTAACATAATGGGTTATTTCATCTAATTCATCTTCAGCGTCCTCCTTAGAAAACCCCATATCTTTAAGGAGTCTCATCATTCGACTTTTACTTGTTTCTTCTTTAAGTAACCCAATTAATTTCATAACAATAAATATAAAGAGAGATTTATTAATCCTCGCTTTTTCGTTTACTTGAGACCTTTTTTTCAGTTTTATATTTGATTTCAACCTCACAAGGATTTATTAAACTTTTTTTACTATCGAATCTCCATATGGAAATACTATCTTCATCCTCATAAATTCGCTCCCACTTCCTGTGTTCGACTTCTTTTATATTTGTTTTTTTTGCCATAAAGTATAAAGATATAAATAATTTAAATAATTTCCAAATTGACGGAATTTAACTCCCATGCTCTTGATAATCTTGTAAGACCAATTCCGGCTCCAAATCTAGGAAAAAAGTCGTAAGAAAGAAATTCCTCAAGTTCTTTTTCAACCCTTTCTTTACCAAATAATTCAAACAACTTTGCAGAATACCCACCATTTTCAATCGTATAAAACATCTCCCTCATTTTATCAACATCACAACTTCTCTCTGCGCTACCAATGGTTTCTTGACCAAATAATATAACGTCAATCTTATTAAAAATTGAATCAGTCCCGTGTTTCATATTCCAAAATGGGTTAGTTCTTAATGGGAAATGTTCTAATGAAACTACTTCACCAATTTCTTTCCACATTTTACTCTCGTGTTCGTCTTCTAAAATTTGTGTGCCATATCTTGAACACATACCTTCGTAAGTAACCGACTTAGGTTCGTCAAATCCTAAGTAATTTAACAACTCTGTTTCTAAATTTTTTAAATCAATCATTGTTCCTTTAGATTCAAATTCGAACATCGGAAAAATCGTTTCGTGTCGACCCGGAATTGGATTTTTCTCTTCTCGGTAAGAAGTTGATATACAAAACACTCCTGGCCATTCAGGGTTTTTAAGTAACTCATGTTCTAACCACATTTGACCTGTTTGAGGGAGGGGCCAAATTTCGCCACCATACTCAAATGTTTTAACAGAATGTGGATTCTCACACGCGGCCAAAATTGATAATCTTGATTGAGTTGGAACCTCAATAAATTCTTTATCCAAAAAGAATGTTCTTAATTTCTGAACTAGTTCGTTGTAAATTTTTGTGTTTTTCATCTGTTTTTTTTTATTTATTTTTATTGTTTACGTATGGGCAAAAAAAATTCTCCCGAAGGAGGATTCCGTTATGATTTATTATTTTTATTTGTTTTCATACTTTTAAATAAATAGTGATAAAGTTTTAAAAATAAACACTTGTAATAATTTTTTAGTATATTTATTAATATGAAAATTATTGTAAACGAATCCCAATATACCAAACTTATTAATGAAGACATGGGGGTTTCCAGAGCTTCCGTGGATTATGCTAACTTAATTTATGAAAAAACAAGACCTATTGTAATTGACTTTACAAAACATAAGCAACCTGGTAAACAAAAGTTGGTGATTGGACTTAAAGATTTATCGAGAGTGTGGAAACAAGACCTCGAGAGTTACCTTGAATTTCCAATTGAGGAGATTAGAATTGACTTAAATCTCTATGTCAAAAGTAATAGTCAGATGCCCTATAAATTTAGTACTGGTGGAGGTGCGGAACAGATAGAGTCTAAAGTTGGGAAATATTCTTTTATAAAGAGACCAAGTAAAGATTTACCAAAACACATATTATCAGAACTTGACGACACATTAAATGCTAAATTTGATTTGGATGTTTATATTAGAAAAGATTTTACGGAAGAGTATATTGATGATTTAATGTCTGATTTAATCGATAGTATTTCACATGAGTGTAATCATATGTTAGAATTTTATAAAAGGTCTTTAAGTGGGTTAGGGAATATTAATAGTGCGTTAAGTCATTCAGGTGGTAAAAACTACAATATCCCAAGAGATATATTCGAAGTTTGGAGTGAATTTCTTCAAATGGTATATTTTTCCGAACCTTATGAAATGAGGGCAATGGTGCAAGAAATGTATGGGGTTAGATTGAGAATGCCCTTTGAAGAATTTAAAAAACACCGATATTATATGGCAGCGGAAGTTATGGAAAAATTTAACGCTGATGTTATGTTCGATACCTTAATTGAAAAAATTGAAAACCAAAAACCCGACAGTATTGTGTCTATAATGAAAAATCTTTATATTTGGTTTATAACCGATTACTACAAACAGTTAAAATATCAGAAATTACAACCAAATAAGAGGATTGAAAAATCTAGTCATATTTTGGGTTTAATGAAAGGATTTCAAGCAAGAATCAACAATGCTGGTAAACAACTGAAAAGAAGATTCATCAAACTATATTCGTTATCCCCTGATTAACCTATTTTGTCAGTCTAATTCAATTAATTATGACATTTTGTCAGTAAAGTAGGTCATTGTGTCAGGTTAATTAATTTGGCACGTAATTTAATGTAATAGTATGGACTTGATTCCATAATAAAATTAAATTATAATTATAAAAAATCAAAACACATGGGAAAAATAATAGGAGTAGATTTAGGAACTACAAATTCGTGCGTAACGGTCATGGAAGGACGAGAACCTGTCGTTATTACAAACAGTGAAGGAAAAAGAACCACCCCTTCAATTGTCGGATTCATTAATGGTGGTGAAAGAAAAATCGGAGACCCTGCAAAAAGACAGTCGGTAACAAACCCTGAAAAAACGGTTTACTCAATCAAACGATTTATGGGTTTAACATTTGACGAAAGTAAAGGTGAGGTTGGTAGAGTTCCGTATAAATTAGTTAAAGGTGACGGGAACACACCAAGAGTATCTATAGAAGATAGATTGTATTCACCACAAGAAATTTCGGCAATGATTCTTCAAAAGATGAAACAAACCGCTGAAGATTATTTGGGGACTGAAGTTACTGAGGCGGTTATTACCGTACCTGCGTATTTTAACGACGCACAACGTCAAGCGACTAAAGAAGCTGGTGAAATTGCTGGATTAATTGTTAGACGTATAATCAATGAACCTACCGCCGCGGCGTTGGCGTATGGTCTTGATAAGATGTCAAAAGACATGAAAATCGTTGTATTTGACTGTGGAGGTGGTACACATGACGTATCTATATTAGACCTTGGTAATGGGGTGTTTGAGGTATTATCTACCGATGGGGATACTCATTTAGGTGGTGATGACTTTGACAGAGTCATTATTGATTTCTTGGTTGAGGAATTCAAGAACGATAATGGTGGTTTAGATATCTCAAAAGACGCTATGGCATTACAAAGGTTAAGAGAAGGTGCTGAGAAAGCAAAGGTTGAATTATCTTCATCTCCTCAGACAGAAATCAACTTACCTTATTTAAGTGCCGATGCAACTGGACCAAAACACTTGGTAAAAACATTAACGAGAGCAAAGTTTGAACAACTTTCTGCCGACTTAATTAAAAGAACCATTGAACCTTGTAAAACGGCATTGAAAAATGCAAAACTTAAGGTTTCTGATATTGATGAGGTTATCCTTGTTGGTGGAACAACAAGAATCCCGGCAATACAAGATGCGGTTAAAAAGTTCTTTGGTAAAGAACCTTCAAAAGGAGTTAACCCTGATGAGGTGGTCGCTCTTGGTGCGGCAATCCAAGGTGGTGTATTAGCGGGAGACGTAAAAGATGTATTGTTATTAGACGTAACACCATTATCTTTGGGTATTGAAACAATGGGTGGAGTATTCACAAAACTAATTGAATCAAATACCACGATTCCAACTAAGAAGTCACAGGTATTCTCAACGGCAGTTGATAATCAACCGTCAGTTGAAATTCACGTTTTGCAGGGAGAAAGGAGTATGGTTAGAGATAACCGAACTATTGGTAGATTCCATTTAGATGGCTTACCACCTGCGATGAGAGGTGTTCCTCAAGTTGAAGTTACTTTTGATATTGATACTAACGGTATTATAAATGTTTCGGCAATGGATAAAGCAACAAACAAACAACAATCAATTAGAATTGAATCTTCTTCAGGATTATCTAAAGAGGAGATTGAAAAAATGAAAAAGGAGGCCGAAATTAATGCTGAGTCTGATAAAAAAGCAAAAGAAGATGCTGACGCAATTAATATCGCAGACAGCACAATTTTTAACGTTGAAAAATCGTTAACTGATTTGGAAGGTAAAATATCCGAAGAACAAAAGTCTGAGATAACGTCAACTCTTGAAAAATTAAAAGAGGCTCACAGTAAAAAGGACGTAGAATTATCCAAATCATTAGTTGATGAGGTGAATCTAAAATTCCAAAAGATTTCACAGGACCTGTATGACCAGGTTAATGACCAAACAGGTGATGTGGAATTTAATGGTTCCGATGTCGAATTTGAAGAGGTGAATAATAAGTAACCTAATCCACATTGTCAAAAAACCCCTGAATTATTTTTAGGGGTTTTTTGTTTATATCGATTTTTTTTGTATCTTTGAGGTATGAAGAACGAGTTACCATATTGTATGACATCTGAAGGAATAATCGGTTATAGTGATTCTATAATTGCCAAAGGGGAAATTAATGATTGTGTTGTTAGAGCATTCGCATCTTGCTTTGACCTACAATATGACAAAGCACATAAGTTCGTTAAAGAGAAGTTTAATCGTGTCGATAGACAAGGGACATTTCATACTGTCAATAGTATGATGGGTCTTGTAGTAAATAAGATACAAGTAAACTATAAAAAGGTTAAACGATTGGGTGAAAAAAAAGACGGTCTTAATAACTACTCATTGAGATATAAGGTTAAAACAAAAGAAGGATTTGTTATGAGAAGCATGACCGTTGGCACGTTTACAAAACAGAACCCTGCCGGCACATTTTTCATATTGGTTAAAGGACACGCGTTCACTATTAAAGATGGTGTTGTGATTGGTAATAAAGAAGATGCTAAAAAACTAAAACGTGTTATATTAAACGCATTTGAAATTAAATAATATGAAAGTAATATTTTTAGATAACGATGGTGTCATCTGTTTGTATTCAGAATGGGGTAGTCGATTTAAAAAAACGAAAGCTTATTCGAATCCTAATCCGATTGTCAAAAACGTGCCGGTGGAATTCCGTTTTGATAATTTTAATAAAAAGGCGATTAAAGTTTTAAACGACATTTTAGAAAAGACAGGTGCGGAGATTGTTGTTTCATCTGATTGGAGACATCACGCAACATTAGAGGAAATTGGTGAATATTACCTTTCACAAGGAATTATTAAAAAACCAATAGGTTTGACAACAAATAGTTTATCCCCCAATTTAAAATATTTTCATCCAAATACTGATTTGGAAGAAACAAGAGCTCACGAAATTGGTGTGTGGTTATACGAACATCCTGAAGTTACTCATTGGGTTGCGATTGATGATTTAGATATGTCGGCGAGGTATGGTGATATATCACGTAATTTAAAGTGGGGACTGGAGAATTTTGTCCATACACCTAGTAGTAGTGAGGGGATTAAACAATATGGCATTAAAGAGAAGATTATTAAATTCTTACAATAAAAAAACCCCTCATTTGAGGGGTTTAAATTAGTTTACAACTTCTTCGTTACTTGGTGTTTCAGAATCATCACTACCATGTTTCTTGTGGACAAATTTGTCAACAGAACCGATAGCAAATGAACCTAACACTAAGATAAGGAATGAGTTAAAGATAAACTCGTTAATAACTAACGGTTTACCTAAAAAACCTGTAACGATATCCGCACAAGCGAATAGAGACATCATAATAAATGCCATAACCCCAACTACAGATTTTTCGTTGATTGAATTGTTATCACAAAACAATTGATTAAAGAATTTTTTCATAACTTTTTTATTAATAAATATATACATTTATCAATTTATTCCTATTATTAGTGTCCGCATAAAAAAAGGGGTAGTAGCGAACTTCCCCCTTAATTTTGTTATCATAACGATAACGGTCCAAAAAGCCCTCTTTCGAGGATTATTTTTCTTTTACTAATGTTAAACATCTCTTTAAATATTCTTTAGCTCTTGGTGTTGGGTCTGAATGTTTTAATACTTTTTCAATATCCTTAACCAATTCTTCTCCGTGCTCATTTTCTTTGTATAATTCAATTACCTTATCCATTGCTTTAATACATTCGTTGTTTGTCTCATCATGATAATTCTTATTTCTAAAACCGTTGATATGGTTCATTAGGTTATATGATAAATGTTCTCCACCATCATTAACGTCATGAAGTCTTAATGTTTTTAACATATCTAAAGTATCGACCATACCGTTAATTCCACCGTCTCTTTTATAGAGACTTGAAGTGTAGTTTTTAAAGTTCTTAGAAGGACCAACAATATGGTCTAATGGGATAACATTCTCAGGAACACATCTTTGTTTTTGTTCACCGTCTTTTTTAGGTTCGATGCGTTGTTCTTCTAAAATATGTTGTCTAATTATTTTACGAAGTTTTTGCTCGTCTATAGTAATTTTTTTCATTTGAAATTTCTTTATTTATAAATATTCATTTATTCTGAATTATTCATCTGAATTTATCTTACATCCCATAAAGTAAAGATTTGTGGGTTTTTCGATGGGGTTATAAAAAAAATTAATCTTCTTTATTCTTTTCCATTGGTGGTAACACGAGTTGTAACCAAATATCAAATATCAATAAATAACCCCACCAAGTTAATTTATCCATCGGATATTCAACAGGATTTAATTGGGTTAAATACAATAAAGTAATTAATTTATATGTGATATAGATTCTTGACACTAATAGTATCAACCATAATATTTTTGATGATTTTTCCATGTCTTTATAATTTTATTTCAAACCTATCTTTCATTAATTGAATCTTATCTTCAGGAACTCCGTGTTGATTTACCCCACCATGACGATTTTCGACAATCACCGTAAAAACAGTATAATCATATTGTTTCGCTAATTTGAAATAGATTTCCATTTCCCACTCTTGTGTGAACGTATTAGATACCGCGATTTCTCGATAAAATTGGTCATTCAATAATGAATCTTTCATATAGGTTTCCACCCTATCTTGACAGAATTTATGAGCGTCTTTGATTTTAGAAACATCGAATTTATATTCACCTGTTTCTTTATCGATAAAATATTTATCCGCTTCACAAACTAAAAAGTCGTGACCTACTAATTTTTTGGCAAAAGTTGATTTTCCCGAACCTAGCTCAAGGCACCCCCCTAACAAGATACAAAATCTTTTCGGGGGGTGCTGTATTTTTTTTATTATCCATATATTTATTATTAGAGGTATTCTTGATACCGAATACAAATATAGTAAAAAAATATTATTATGACAAGTTTTAAAAGAAAATGTTCAAAATGTGAATGTGAAATAACATATAAAAACAAATATAATATGTTAAATGCGGAAAAAAAACAATCTAAATGTAAAAGTTGTGGTTTAAAAGAAGTAATGACAGAAGACGTTAAAAAAAGAATGTCAGAAAGATTTAAAGGGGAAAAAAATCCAATGTATGGTAAGTTTGGCGAATTAAACCCTTTTTTTGGTAAAAAACATAGTGACGAAACAAAAAAGAAAATGGTTGTGGGTCGTGATTATAGTGTTTATAAAACTGATGAATTTAGACAAAAAATTTCAAAATTAGTTAAAGGTAAAGGTAACCCAATGTACGGTAAAAGTGTATATGAAGTATGGGTTAAAAAGTATGGAAAGAATATCGCGGAAACAAACATGTCCAAGTTTAAAAAATTACAATCCAAACTTAACTCAGGTGAAAATAATTCAATGTATGGTAAACCTTCCCCTAAAAATTCGGGTAATGGGATTTGTGGATGGTATAAAGGTTGGTTTTTTAGAAGTTTATTAGAATTAAGTTATGTGGTATCTGTAATAGAAAGGTTTAATTTGGACTGGGAAAATGGTGAATCTGAAAAATATAAAATATCATACGAAATTGATGGCACAAAAAGAAACTACTTCCCCGATTTTGTGATAGGGGGTAAATATATGGTAGAATGCAAACCAAAAAAATTATGGGAAATAAAAATAAATAAGATTAAATTTAAATTCGCTAAAGAGTTTTGTAATAAAAATGGTTTAATATTTAAAATTACTGATATTTCTAAAATTAAAAAACCATACTTACTTGAGTTAATTTCAATTGGGGATGTTGTTTTAACAAATAAGTGGAAAGATAAAATCTAATAAAACAAAAAAAAACCTAAGTTCCTTTTAATTATTATGTTTTAATTAGATGTTAGTTATCAATCCCTTATTATAAGAAAATTTTAAGTATTTCGGTAACTTTAATTGTAGTTAAATAGACTCTGACATATATGTCATATAATATTTTAGAATAATTTTTCACAAGATTAAATATGTTAGTTATTTATTAAATCTTTTTAACGCGTTCTCAGTTATGAAAATAAATTCAGAGTCTTTAAACTCCTCAAGAGTAGATGAATTTGTGTAGGACATTGCTGACTTTAAATAATCCTTAAAGTTGTCAATCCAAGACCCTAAAGTATATTCCACCTGATTATATTTAACAATTCCTTCAGACGTTGTTAGGTTCTTCTTACCCCATTTTCTTTGGACTTCCTTAGTGCTCATTCCTCTAAATTCTTTATAAAAATACTTCCTAGTTTTTGGGAAGGTTTTCCAAAGATATGATGAACGCTCATCAGACAATGTAATCAATTTGAATAATTTAGTTGGAGAACAAGACTCTAATGTTTTGTTTAATACTCCACCTAACATAACATAATCCGCACCAAGAGCTAACGCTTTAATAATATCGTCATAATTTCTGAACCCACCATCAGCAATAATCTTAGTCGTATATCCACCGTTTTTTTTGATTTGATAACATTCGTTAATTAATGACGCCATTGGGTAATGAACACCGGTATTTGCCGATGTTAAACAACCACTACCACCACCAATACCAACACGAACATACTTAACACCAATCTCGGCAAATTTTTCATATGTTTTTGGGTTGGCAATATTTCCAATCATTAATTCACCATATGGGTATTGTTCCATAAACTTTTTGGATAAATTGTATAGTTTTTCCATATGACCGTTGGCGATATCAACCAGTATTTTTGGTAGTACCGAACACTTGGTATTTACC